GCAATCGAAACAGCTGAAGCCTATCAACGATGATGCTAATAATAGGTGGAAAACAGCTAACTCTTCTCAGTATCACTATAAAGTTATCGGCGATGTCGTGTACTTTACTTACAACTTTTTAGGTACCGGAGGAAATATGGTACTATACGAATTTCCTCGCGATGTTTTCGTAGCGCCTGAGTCAATGATGTTCGTATGTACTGCTTGGTCAATAGGCGTAGGGCAGGACATTCACTTCCAAATCAATGCAAATTCAGGGCATATTCACGCACTTGGTACCGTTAAGAATAACCGGTACGCAGGAATGCTAATACTAGTTAAGTAAGGAGAAAATATGAAATTAGAATATATTGGTAAGAGCTTAGAATACCTAAATAATGAACCTACAAAGACACGGGTCGTTTTAGGTAATAGTGAAGGAGCTTATTATCCTATGTTTTTCGACAAGGACGCTATTCAGCAAACGGATGCGGAGCTGTTTAAACGAGCCCTTGATGAAATGTATGAGCAAAACTTCTCAGGCCGTGCTGAGAGTGAGAAATTTAATAAAGTAGATGACCGGCTTGTCGCCCAGCAAAAAGCTATTGAAACTACTCAAGAGCTTTTGACCAAGGTGTCAGCTGTTAGTGAAATCCTAGTTGCCCTCGCCATATCCGCACAAGGTGGAATGGAACCTAATGCCTATGCTAAAGTAGCGGCATTTCTTCCTCCGCTAGTGCAGGACAAACGGTATGTCAATAATGACTTAGTGTCTATGCCCTACCCATACGACACTAACCCGAAATGGCCAAAAGGTACTGCTACATTACTGAAATTTAGTATGCAGCAGCAAGAAGGGTACACCTATAAAGGTCAAACGGTGGAAGCATTGCTGCAGAGCGGAGCAGCAACGGTCATCTTACCAAAACTCAATTAGAAAGGAGCGCAAATGGGAGAAGCTCAACTTGTTCATTGGCTAGTAACAGTCATTTTACCTGTAGTCCTTACGGGAGCAACGTTCTACATCTCTGCTCAAAATAAAGCGTCGCAACTTGAACGCCGTTTGACTACTTTGGAAGTAATCAACGGTGAACAAGAAAAAACTATTGCTAGTCACATGCGTCGTTTAGACAAACATGAAGAAGAGCAAAAGACGACATTAAAGTTGGTAGAACGTATCGACTATATGAATGAAAGTATTAAGGAGTTGAAGGGCGATATCGTAGATATCAAAAGTTCACTCGAGAAATTATAGAAGGGGAAACAGAATGAATAAATACGCAAAGAAATTGGCAATTAAAGTGGTTCGCACAATGGCTCAAGCCGCACTCGGTGTTATCGGGTCAACTGCACTACTCACTGAAGTAAACTGGTCAGTAGTTGCTTCGACAGTATTGCTTGCAGGGTTTACCTGCGTACTAATGAACCTTTCTGAATTAAAGGAGGAAGAATAAATGGCGGATGTTGCAAGTTGGTTTGAAGCTCGTCGCGGAACTATCACTTATTCCATGACCGGGAGTCGAAATGGTGCTGACGGAACAGGAGACTGTTCCGGGACTATTTCACAGGCGCTCAAGGATAACGGATTTGCTATTCAAGGTTTGCCGTCCACCGTAACGCTAGGTGCTCAACTTGCTCGCGTAGGATGGGCTCGTATTAGCATCAACGAAGATTGGGCTGCTCAACGGAATGACATTGTCCAACTGTCTTGGGGAGCTGACATGTCAAGTTCTGGCGGAGCTGGAGGACATGTCGGGGTAATGCTTGACAGCGTCAACTTTATTAGTTGTGATTACTCTACGCAAGGAGCTCCAGGCGGTGCTATTAACACCTACCCGTGGGATGATTACTACAACTGGAACCGTCCTGCTTACATCGAAGTTTGGCGTTATGTAGGTGGTGACAACAAGCCTGCTACTGAAGTCCCTACACTTACACGCCAGCCGCATAGTAAAGCTTACTATAAGGCAGATGAAGTTCAATTTGTTAATGGTATTTACCAAATCAAATGTGACTACTTGTGCCCAGTAGGGTTCGATTGGACAGAGAACGGGATTCCGGTTGCTTTAGTCAACTGGGTCGATAAGGACGGTAACAACGTTGCTGACGGTGAGGACAAGGACTTTAAAGCGGGTATGTACTTTAGCTTCCAACAAGACGAAGCACATATCGCGGATACTGGTGATGGCGGCTACTATGCGGGATATTACTTCCGCAAGTTTGAGTTCGGTCAGTTCGGTACTGTCTGGCTGTCTACTTGGGACAAGGATGACCTTGTCAATTACTATGAATAGTTCAGTCAATTTTGACTAGTGACAAATCATAAAAAATACGTTATACTATAGTTGTTCATTGTTTAATACCTCAGGGTAATTAACTACCTAAAAACGGAGTATTCATTTACTCCGTTTTTTTTTGATTTTCGGGGTTGCGTATTACCGTGTAATATGTTATACTGTATTCATAAATAATAAAAGCGCACATGTGCAGGAGGTAAAACATGAAAGTAAATTTCAATGAACTCGTAAAAGGGACAATCCTTTTAAACAAACGCAACGGAAAAGAATTTAAAGTAATTACTTTTGATTCCGCACAGCAAAAACTGGAACTTGAAAACACACAAACCGCTGAAGTAATTCGAGTAACGGAGACTACCTACAAACGTTGGTACACAGTGCAGTCCGTTCCGGAAGTTAAGGAACCTAAGGAAAAAGCTAAACCAGTAGTCGCAGGTCCTAAAGTAAGCAAGCGTGCTGCTCTTCGTCCTCGTCCGGCTACAAAGGTTGTAGAGGTTATCGAAAAGACGGAAGATGTTGAAGTAGTAGAAATTAAGGAAAAACGTATCAAGCAGAAAAGTGGAACACCTAAAGCGGATACTGTTTTAGTCCTTACTAAGCAGTTAGAAGCTCGTATTGCGCAGGACTTCCCTGCCTCTAAACGAGGTGTTACGCAGTCGTTTATTAAGTACTCACATCAATTCAACTTTGTTAAACTCTTCCAAAGTAAGTCTAAAATTCGTATCAATGTATTATCCCGCGCAATGCCGGAAGAAATGAAACAAAAACTAGACCGAATTGTTCCTGCTTCCTATGGATGGCCTATTGATGGGTTCTTTACTATCCACCGCGAAGAAGACCTGGATACAGCAATGGAGCTGATTGCCTATTCCGCGAAAGGAGCTAAGGGTTGATTAGATTAGAAATCGAACAATCCCGGATGCATAAAAAAGGAAAAAGTATCTATATTACTATTACGGATACGGACGATAGTGAGGAGGAGGAACTGCTAGGTGTCCAGCTCTCCTCACTCCCTAAAATTATAGAAAGAGGGTATAATAACTTCGAAGTACCGATTAGGTATTTTCACGAGGTATTAGACGCGCTTGCTTATTGGGATTTAGAAATTATTGGGGACGTACCTAAGGATGTTCAGGAGTACATTGAAAGCCGTAATCGAATTGTTCAAGCGGAGGACAGTCCTTTTGAATTTAAAACCCAACCCTTTCCTCACCAGTTAGAAAGTTTTGAGTACGCTAAGCAACATCCTTGCTTCCTTTTAGGAGATGAACAAGGACTAGGTAAAACTAAGCAAGCTATTGACATTGCCGTTAGTCGTAAAAATGAGTTTAAACATTGTCTTATAGTATGCTGCGTATCTGGGCTAAAATGGAACTGGGCTAAGGAAGTTGAAATTCACTCAAATGAAGCTGCTCACATTATTGGGAGCCGTGTAAATCGAAAAGGTAATTTAACTATTGATGGAGTTAAAAAGCGAGTCAATGACTTATTAGTTGCGCATGACGAGTACTTCCTTATTACTAATATTGAAACGTTACGTGACAAAGCGTTCACCTCGTATTTAAAGGAATTAACTCGTTCCGGCGAAATAGGCATGGTAGTTGTGGACGAGATTCACAAATGTAAAAACCCTACTAGTCAGCAAGGCAAAGCTTTACATTCATTGAACAGCTTCTATAAGATTGGACTTAGTGGGACTCCACTATTGAACTCCCCTGTCGATACATACAATATCCTAAAGTGGTTAGGAGCTGAGCGACATTCGTTTTCTGCTTTTAAGGAAAGGTACTGCGTCCAGGACAATTTTGGTCAAGTAACTGGCTACCGAAACCTAAAGGAGCTTAAAGGTTTAGTCATGGATAACATGCTTCGACGTACCAAGGAACAAGTTTTAGATTTGCCTGAAAAAATTAGGTCTGTAGAGTATGTAGACATGAACAAGGAACAAGCTAAGATTTACAACGAAGTTCGCACTAAGCTAATTGAGGATATTGACAAGGTAATGCTAAGTAATAATCCACTAGCTGAAACTATTAGACTTCGACAGGCTACAGGTAACCCTGAAGTACTTACTAGTAAAAGCGTTAAATCCGCAAAGTTCGAACGGGCGCTGGATATTATACAAGAGTGTATAGAAAATAATGAATCAGTTATTGTGTTCAGTAATTGGGAAAAAGTAATTAGTCCGTTTTATGAACAAGCTAAGTCTGTAGCTTCTTGCTATTTAGTAACTGGTGAAACGGAAGATAAGTTCGAAGTTATTGAACAATTTACACAAACTGAAAAGGCTTGCGTTATTTGTGGAACTATTGGTGCACTTGGGACAGGATTTACCCTGACTAAGGCTACTACCGTAATTTTTCTAGACAGTCCTTGGACTAAAGGTGAAAAAGACCAGGCGGAAGACCGAGCTCACCGTATAGGAGCAACGTCTACGGTTTATATCATTACGTTAGTATGTAAGAACACAATTGATGAAACAATTGAGGATATTGTAGCAAGTAAGGGCGAAATCGCTGATTATATTGTAGACGGCGTTCCGCTTAGAAATAAGCTGTCTAATTTACTGGATACATTATTAAGGAAATAGGAGATTGCTATGGCACAAAGTAAACGATATAGTGCGCTTAGGAAGGACACTAAAAGGAGGATTGAAAGCGATGCTAAGCCGCTAACTCCTTTAGATTATTGTATAGCTGTTCAGTCACTTAGTGACAGGTATCCAAAGGAGCAACTTTGTCGACTAATTAACTGTACGGAAAAACAATTAAACTGGTTCTTGGAACTGGACAGTTTGCCTAATGAACAACAATGTAAACAAATACGGAGGATACTAGATGAAAATAATTAATGGAGTTAAATACTACCGAATCTCGGAAGTATGTAAAATGGTAGAGCGTAGTCAAACGACTATCTCTCGCGTATGGTACGGCGCCGCAGAGTACGCAAAGGAAAATAATATTCATTTCCCTTTTGTACTACCTAAATTTAGAAATGATTTAGACCAAAAGCGGACACGCTATTGGAGTGAAGAGGGAGTAAATAAACTAATTAAATTTAGGGACTCCCTTATGCCAGGAGATTTGGCGTTCTACAATCGTCAACACATGTGGGGTGAGCGTCAGCAGATTGCTAAAGAACGAAAAGAGTTCAAGCAGCAAATGGAACAGGCAGTAGATACTGACCTCAATGATTTAATGAAGGAGAAATTTTAATGAGTGAAATTACTAGCGAAAAACAATTTTTAGAGCTACTTCCACAGCTAGCTCAAAACAACTATGAACTAGGCGTACTGAATAAAGCTGTTAAAGCTGACAAGGATTTACTTAAAGAGTACATGCTTGCGGAAGATATTGAATCCGCTGAAGCGGACGGGTGGCAAGTAACTTGTTCCCAATCCGTCAAATCTACAATGGACGAACCTATGCTACTAAGCATTATTGAATCACTTATCCAGGATGTCGAGGGTACGGAAAAGGAAGCTCTTCAAAACCTAATTGTAATGAAGCCTACTATCAATGAAGAATTACTAGAGGACCTTATCTACAATAAGCAATTAGATGCAGAAATTATTAAGCCAGCTGTCGTGGAATCTGTGTCCTATACACTACGATTTAAAAAGGCTAAGAAGAAGTCCTCTAAATCACGCAAAAATTCTTAATATTTAGTGCCTATTTTCGCGTTTAACGTAGAAAATGGACACTAGCATTATAAGGAGTATTACATGGTAAGAAAGCGCATAAAATCGCGTACAACAGTAGGAAGAAATTCTAGTTTAATTTTAAAGGAAATTAAAAATACAACTAGAGGACTGTTTGGGACTTCAGCTAGTTCGTTACCTCAGCGAGACCAAGATTATTTGTTTGTTAGTAAGCAACTAGCTAACTACTTAAACGAAAAATCGTTCGAAGAAGTATCCCTGAAACAAGTTAGCCACTTCTTTATAGTTCAGTATCGCTACCGTTTTGAAAAGGACTGCATTGATTACAACTGGTTCAATTTTCAAACTACAATGAAAAAACTCCGGGACTACTTAAATGCAGGTAGCTGGGTAGAAATAACTTACTTCTTATATACAAGTATTGAAAAAAGTCTGGATAAAGTTTGTCCTAATGTACCAAGTCCAATTACTTTATCTGTATTTAAGCGAACATGGCTTATTGAGGAATTACTAGGCGGTAAACAAAAATTTTCTGGTTTCTATTAATTTGGTTGTCAATTTATAGTTTTTTTTCGAACTGGTTAACAAAATTGCTAAATTCCGTGTATATCTAGTAAAAAAGACTTTTTTACAAAGTCCTTTTTACAGCTGCTTTAGAGCAGCTTAGCAAGCTAGATATCTTTTCCGCCCTTCGGTCCATATTATATACACTGAACTATATAGAACTAAAACTAAATAAATTGTAAAAAAAAATTAAAGGAGAAATGAACATTTTTAGAAAGGATAAACAATGGACGTAAATGAAATATGGCGAAAAAAGGTTCGACAATTATTAGCTGAATCTGGAGTACCTAAAAAGTACTTTGAACCTCAGGAACTAGTTCCTAGGACTGTTGATAAGGAGGCATGGGACTGGTTGAACAATTACCGGGAAAATGTAGTTGAAAATATTCAAAATGGAAAAAGCATTGTGATTACTAGTCCTATTGTTGGTAATGGGAAAACTAGTTGGGCTATTAGACTTTTGCAGCGCTACATTGCGGAGACTGCCTTGGATGGTAGATTAGTAGATAAGGCGGTATTTTGTGTCAGCTCTTCTATGTTAGAAATTTTCGGAGACTTTGGTTACTTCGAAACTAGCATTCAATTTTTTGACTACTTGAACCGGCTAAAGAATTGTGACCTATTAGTAATTGATGAAATAGGTTCAGGGCGAGTTACGCAAGTGTCTTATAATCATTTTTATGATTTAGTGAATTATCGTGTGGATAATAATCTTGCAACTATTTACACTACTAATTACAATGACGAACAAATTAAGAACGTTTTAGGTGAACGACTTTATAGTCGCATTTACGACATGTCGACTGTTATTGAGTTCAGTGCGTCTAATGTCCGAGGATATACAGCAAAGGAGGTAGCTAAGTTTGAAAAAAGCTGAACGGTACATGGTACTAGATATTAATAACGTTCCCATTATTTATCGAAATGTTTTGGGTAACGTAGTGAAGTGCTGCGCAATTAAACCAATAGGGCCTGTTTACGATTTAGACAATTTGCTACTTACGGAAGAGGAAATTAAGCAGTATGATAGCCGGCTACTGGTTTTTGCTTATCGTTATAAGAAAAGAGGTTTTTATGAGTTCACTTTGGAAAAAGCGTTTAACTAATCCTTATGTTACTATCCCTGTCCTAATTTTAGTATGTCTACTATTCGGTTTTTCCTTAGGGTATCGAGCTTCTAGTAGTCGTAAGACGGAGGAAGCTCCTAAAGTTCGACCTTACTATATTACAATGGACGAAACTGGTGCGTGGTTAGGAGATAGTCCTGGACATAAGTTTTTCCCACTATACGACGCACAAGGTAATAGATTAGGGGGTAAGTTAAACAATGATTCAACTGCAAGTATTGAATAAAGTCCTGCAGGACAAGAGCCTTTCCTTGCTAAATAATAACGGTATTACTAGTGAATACTTTAGTGACTACAGTCCTGAATACGAGTTCATTATTAATCACTTTAAGGAGTACGGTAACGTTCCGGATGATGAAACTGTTTTGGAGTATTTTCCTGGATTTGAATTACTTAACATTTTAGAAACCGACCAGTACCTTGTGGATAAGATTAGGGAAGAGCATTTATACGATGCGTTAGTACCTATCCTTACGCAAGCTGCGGAAGATATGCAAACGGATTCAAGTGTCGCTGTATCTAATATCCTACCTAAATTAGAAAACTTAATTCAAAAGTCTAAATTTGTAGGAGGAGTAGACCTTACCAAGGGAGCCTACGACCGTTTTAATTGGGCTATGGATATTGCGGATAAAGCAGGTGACTTGCTGGGTGTACCTACAGGATTTGAACTTTTGGATGACGTACTGGGCGGAATGCTACCCGGTGAGGAGCTAATCGTCATTGTAGGGCGACCTGGACAAGGTAAGTCCTGGACTTTAGATAAGATGATGGTAAGTGCTTGGCAAAATGAACAATCCGTTCTTTTGTACTCCGGCGAAATGAGTGAAATGCAAGTAGGTGCTCGCATTGATACTTTACTGTCTAATGTTAATATTAACTCCATTACTAAAGGAGTATGGAATGACCGGGAGCTGGAGCGCTATGAAGACCATATCGAGGTTATGCAAGGAAGCACAACTCCTTTAGTAGTAGTTACTCCAATGATGATTGGTGGACGGAACATGACGCCAGCTTTGTTAGATAGTATGATTCAAAAGTATAAGCCTAAGGTAGTAGGCATTGACCAGCTATCCCTTATGAACGAGTCTATACCTAGTAGGGAACAAAAGCGTATTCAGTACGCTAATATTACGATGGACTTATACAAGTTGTCCGCAAAGTACGGCATTCCTATTGTGTTAAATGTTCAAGCAGGACGTGCCGCTAAAGAAAGTGGCAACGATACTATCCAATTAGAGCATATTGCTGAAAGTGACGCAGTAGGGCAAAATGCTAGTCGAGTTATTACTATGCAGCGGGACGAAGCTAATGGCATTTTACGGCTATCCGTAGTGAAAAATCGGTACGGAGAAGATAATAAAACTATAGAGTACATGTGGGACGTTACAACAGGAACCTACACGCTTATAGGTTTTAAAAATGACGACGAGGACGAAGATAGTTCCAGTTCTAGTCCTGTTACCCTTAAAGCTAGGAACTCTTCCAGCCGTTTGCAAAAGCAAGTAAGTAGGGAAGGAGTGGAAGCATTTTGAAAGTTAATGGACTGTATATTAACGCTACTTGTGAGCAGATTATTCAAAAACTTACTTTTGAACTAGAGCATGATTATGGTCAAACTCTTTTTACGCGCACAAAAAGTTTAGGCTCTAATATGCAATTCTCTTGTCCTTTTCACGGTAACGGCATGGAGCGTCATCCCTCTTGTGGTATGAGTAGAGATATAACTTACTCCAGCGGCCGTGTAATTGAAGCAGGTACTGTTCATTGCTTCACTTGTGGCTATACGGCAAAGCTAAATGAATTTGTTAGTGATTTGTTCAGTCGAAAGGACGGCGGCTTTTACGGTAACCAGTGGCTTAAACGTAATTTTGCCTCCGGAGAAGAACAAGTAAGACCTTTATTAGATTTAGGATTTAATAAAAAGTCCAAAGATACGAAGCCTAGCTATACTACTATTACGGAAGAGGAGCTGGAAAAATACCGTTGGGTTCATCCTTACATGTATGAGCGCAAACTGACGGACGAAATTATCGAACTATTTGATATCGGTTATGATAAGTTACATGATTGTATTACAATGCCAGTTAGGGATATGCAAGGTAACACCGTATTTTTTAATCGGCGGAGTGTGGGGCAAAAGTTTCACAAGTACGGAGAAAGTGACCCTAAAACTGAATTTTTATACGGCGCTTACGAAGTCCTTAAATACCGAGATAGGTTTGAAGATAGTTCGAAATTATATGTAACGGAGTCTGCTATAAACTGCCTTACTTTATGGACATTAGGTATTCCGGCTGTAGCTCTTATGGGAGTAGGAGGAGGGAACCAGTTTGAGTTACTAAAGAATATGCCCTTTAGGACTATTGTACTTGCACTTGACCCTGATAATGCAGGGGACACGGCGGCGAGGAAAATCCGTAATCGCTTGCGGAATAGCAAGGTCGTTTACTTCCTAAACTACCCGCAAGAGTTCTGGGAAAATAAATGGGATATTAACGATTATCCAAATTTAATAAATTTTAACGATTTAGTCTTGTAATTTATTACACAGTAATATATAATGTAACTATAAAGAAAATTTCTTTTAGGAGAATAAACAATGAACAACCTTACTAATATTTCCAATAAGTTCGTCAGGGATACTGTTGAATGTGTAGGAGCACTCCCTTACGCTCAGTGTTTAGCTCTGTACAATACTGACCCTAACGGCGCATTAGCTGTCCTGTATCGAAGATACGCAGGTATGCTTCATCGCATAGGTCAAAAGTATTTCAGTTTTTCACGCGAAGACGTGGATAGCTTTGTATGGACAACACTAGACAAAGCTCTTAGTACTTTTAACCCTCAAGCTGGAGCAAACTTTGCTACTTATGTTACACGGCTAATGAACAACACAATGCGCAATGAATACCGTGCGTTAAAGGTTACTTCTGTGCAACGGGATTGGTTTGTGGACGTTCAATGGGAAAGTACTACAGTAGACAGTGAGCAGGAAGTGTACAGCTCGTTTTATAGTCAATCTGTGAACGAGGATTGGTCAGCTATCGACATCGCTACGTCCTTACCTACTTTACCACTAACTAAAAATCAGTACGCTTACATTGAATGTATTATTAGTAACGGAGCAGAAATGACGGATGCGCAGGTAGCACGGGAAATTGGAGTTACTCGTGCATCGGTAAAAGCTATTAAAACCTCACTAGCTAAAAAGTTAGATAATTTCTTTTAATGAGGTTTACTAAATGCACCTAAATGGTGTATATTAAGGTATAGGGAAAACTTAAAGAACTTAAAACCTTATAACACTTTAACACTTTTAAGGAGGACCATATATGGGTCGAGTTAGTATTAGCAATTCTGGTTCCTTTAGTTCCGGAAATGCCAATGGATTTTTTAGTTTAGCAGATGACAAGGATTCTGCTGTAGTTACCTTTCTGTACGAGGACCCGGATGGAGAGGATATGGATTACTTTGTAGTCCATGAAGCCGAAGTGGATGGTCGGCGCCGGTACGTAAATTGTAATGCGATTGGTGAGGACGGTGAAAGTATTCATCCTGAAAATTGTCCACTTTGCCAAGAGGGCTATCCTCGAGTAGAGAAACTGTTCTTGCAGCTTTACAATGAAAACACTGACCAAGTTGAAACATGGGATAGAGGTCGCAGCTATGTTTCCAAAATTGTAACGCTAATTAATAAATACGGACCTCTTGTAGGACAACCCTTTGAAATTGTTCGCAGTGGTAAAAAGGGCGACCAACGGACTACTTACGAGTTCTTCCCGGAGGAAGCTGACCCGGATGTAACCTTGGATGATTTCCCAGAGAAAAGTGAACTACTAGGAACACTTATTTTAGACCTCGATGAAGAGCAGATGTGGGATGTCGTAGATGGTAAGTTCACTCTGGACGATAACCGAGGACGTTCCGGTTCTCGGTCTAGTGCACCTACTCCTCGTCGTGGCTCCAGTCGTAATGCAGGGTCTAGTTCACGTGATGCTCGTCCTGCGGTATCTCGTCGAGGAGCAGCAGCTACTAGCGGTCCTCGAACTAGAGGTGGTCGGTTCTAATACAGGAAGCAGTAGCTTCCTTTTTATTTACGAAGAAAGGATAACTTATGGTACAAAAAGGTCTGTTCGGTGTACGTCCTAGGGACGGAAGAAAGGGTGACAAGAAAATTCTTTCGCAAAAGCGTAACCGAAAGGATTCAGTAGAACTGACTTATATTAGTGGGGATGCTTTAACTGACGCAGTAGCTCGGGCGCGAACAATGTCAAAGCGCATTTTAAAGGATGTACTACCTAGGCTGGAGCTAGTAGATACGGAGGAGCGACTGGATGAATATATCGGTAACTGTATTGAAAATGGAGTTGTAGCCCTGGACGTAGAAACCAACGGTAAGGACTCTATTCATGATGATTTAGTAGGTGTGTGTTTATACACGGAAGGAGAAAAGGCTATTTATATTCCACTTAATCATCGCAGTAATTTAACTAAACAACGCATCAAGCAGCAGATTGACCCTAAAGTGATGAAGGAGTTTATCGAAGAAATGATTGAGTGCGGAGTTAAGTTCGTGTATCATTTAGGTAAGTTCGATATTAGCAGTATCTTTTGGCAGATAGGTATTAGGATGCCTGACCCGCTATGGGATACTTATATAGCATCCAACTTGTTAAATGAAAACGAGCCACATTCATTAAAACTGCTTCATGCTAAGTATGTACGGGAAGACGAAAATGCAGAAGTAGCTAAATTTAATGACCTGTTCAAAGGTATACCGTTTAGTTTAATACCTACAGATGTAGCTTACATGTACGCAGCCTATGACCCGTTACAGACTTACGAGCTTTACAAGTTCCAGGAGCTTTATCTTACTCCAGGAACGGAGGAATGCAAGTCTTGTAATTTAGAACATGTCAGTGAGGTCTACCAAAATATTGAACTTCCCCTTATTAAAGTCTTATTCGATATGGAGTCCTATGGTGTAGCCTTGGACGAACAAAAGCTCGCTGAAGTTAGAGCAGACTTCGAACAAAAGATGGAACAAGCTGAGGAATTGTTCAATTATGAAGTAGCTAAGTATGCTCAGGAAATTGAAGACTTGCGTACGATTAACTTTGAACAATATCAAAAGCTTACACTGAACGGAAAAGGGGAAGTCACTGTATCTATTTCTAGTAGCGCACAGCTAGCTATCCTATTCTACGACATCTTAGGACTAAAAAGTAACGACGACAGGAGTCCTAGAGGAACGGGTGTAGACATTGTGGCAGCTTGGGATATTCCTATTGCAAAAGCCCTGCTTCAATATCGTAAATATGCAAAGCTAGTCTCTACTTACATGACACTAGACGAATACTTAGCTAAGCCGGATAATCGAGTACATACTAACTTTAAACAGTATGGAGCTAAGACCGGGCGTATGTCCAGTGAAGGACCTAACTTACAAAATATTCCGTCACGTGGCGAAGGCGCAGTCGTGCGGCAAATCTTTGCAGCTAGTCCAGGTCACTATATCATCGGCAGTGACTATTCTCAGCAGGAACCTCGTTCCCTTGCGGAGTTAAGTGGTGACCAAAATATGATTCACGCTTACGAACAAAACTTGGACTTATACGCTGTAATTGGTTCGAAATTGTATCACACTGAATATGAAAACTGCTTGGAGTTTAATTCAGACGGGACTACTAACCCGGAAGGAAAGAAACGCCGTAACAATGTGAAGTCCGTTCTTTTAGGACTGATGTACGGTCGAGGCGCTGCGAGTATTGCCGAGCAAATGAATGTAAGTGTTAGGGAAGCCTCTAAGGTTATGGAGGACTTTTTCAAACAGTTCCCTAAAGTTGCTGACTACATTGTTTTTGTTCAACAGCACGCGATTGATTATGGTTATACGGAAACTGCTATGGGACGCAGAAGACGATTGCCGGACATGAGCTTACCGCAGTATACGTTTGAGTACGTGGACGCTAGCAAAAATGAAAACTTTGACCCGCTAGATTTCGATGGTGAAGCTGATGGGTCTACTGAAGTTCCGGAATATATCGTGGAACAGTACTGGGCCGAATTAGACCGGGCTTGGGGTTTTAAAAAGCGTAATGAAATTAAAGCACGTGCTTTGGAGGAAGGAATTAAGATTAACGACAACGGCGGTAAGATAGCGGATGCAGAACGACAATGTTTGAACTCCGTTATTCAAGGAACTGCCGCTGACATGACTAAGTATGCTATGATTAAAGTACATAACGACCCAGAACTGAAAAAATTAGGGTTCCACTTAATGATTCCAGTACACGACGAGTTATTAGGTGAGATACCTAAGGAAAACGCAAAACGAGGAGCGCAGCGACTTACTGAGGTTATGATTGAAGCTGCTAAGGATATTATTAGCTTACCTATGAAGTGTGACCCAAGTATTGTTGAGCGTTGGTACGGACAAGAAATTGAACTATAATAGTAGAAACAAAGGAAAATATTATAATGAAAAAATTTGTAAACATTTATACAGTCCTCTATTTACTAGTAGGTATCTTAGGGACATTAGTTACAGTATGGTTTACCCCAATTACTGTAGGACCTATTACTATCCCACCGTCAAGCTGGTTAATGGGATTTTCGTTCCTGCTTATTACACTTATTCAGGACGCTTACGGGTCTAAAGTGTCCGGACGGATGATTTGGATTTTATTAGCAGTAACGGCTTTAATATGTGTACTTTTGAATTACACCTTAATGCTTGTATTAGCAAGCGGCATTGCGTTCGTAGTAGGTCAATTTACTACTAAAACGTTATACACTTTTGGAACTTCTCGTACAGCTAGTTCTATGGTAGGTTCGGTTGTTGACGTAGGGATTTGGATATTCCTAGGCCTAAGCCCTATTGGAGTAGGTACTGTTCCTTGGGAACGATTTTTCCAAGCTGTTTTAGGACAAGTACTTGTTCAGTTAATCCTACAAGGCATTGCAGGTAAATTATATGATAAATATTTTAAATAGGAGCAGGATTGCTCTTATTTTTTTATCTAGTAAACAAAATCGTGAAATTTGGTGTATAATAAAGTATAGAGATTTTCAATTCGTTTGACCTCTATACAATAAAAATAAACGGAGGATACCATGAAAACATTGGTCTTACTGAGTGGAGGAATAGACTCCACAACCTGTCTAGCAATGATGGTTAGAGCTTACGGCGCTGAAAATGTAGAAGCTGTTTCCTTTAGTTACGGACAGAAGCATATTAAAGAGCTAGAATGTGCTCAAGCTATTGCTAACTATTACGAAGTAAAGCATACTGTCCTAACTATCGATAGTCAAGTGTTTGCAGCTTCCAGTTCTACACTTATCCAAGGACACGGCGAAATGAACCACGGTAAAACTTACGCAGACATTCAAGCTGAAAGTCCTGGCGAAGTGGATACCTATGTACCTTTTAGGAACGGTTTAATGCTATCACAAGCTGCCGCACTTGCATATTCTATAGGTGCTTATAAAATTGTATACGGAGCGCATAGTGACGACGCCGCAGGAGGAGCTTACCCAGATTGTACGCCCGATTTTTACGAAGCTATGAACGAAGCTATCTTCCAGGGTACGGGTGAAAAGGTTCGACTAGACGCTCCATTACTTACCCTTAATAAGTCCCAAGTTGTTAAACAAGGTCTTGCACTGCACGCTCCTTATCACCTAACTCGTTCCTGCTACGAGGAAGATTCAGTTTCTTGTGGCACGTGTGCAACTTGTATTGACCGCTTAGCAGCGTTTAAAACTAACCACGTTTTAGACCCTATTCCTTATAAATAATTTATTTTCAAAAAAAAAGTTCAATTATTTTTCAAAAAGGGGTTGCGTATTACCGGGTAATATGTTATACTTAACTTGTAAGTAAAACAAAAGAAAAAAGAAAAGGAGAACTTACAATGAAAAAACTGAACCATAAGGAAAAATTTGTCGCAATGCAGTACGCATGCATTTCACTAATCGTCGTGTTCCTTATCACGCTTGTAGGCTGCTGGCACCTGGAGTCTCGTATCGCTCGACTAGAGTTTGAAAACGAGCGTCAGGAGTATGTTATCGGACGACTAAAACAGCTTACTAAGCGCGAAGAAAAGAAAGAACTTAACGAGTTCTACAAAGTAGTAGCTTACAAAATGCGTAACGGTAACTAACATTATTAGGAGAAAACAACAATGAACAATACTAAACTTATCAAACTTGGACTTGGGACTGCTTTATTAGCTGCGAGCTTTATTGCTCAAACTGCTTTAGCTGATGTAACTAAACAGGGTACTGAACTAATTGCTACGGACCCGCAGGTCACTGTTACTAAAAAGGAAGAAGATTCAATTTGGAGTGATGTCGACGTAAACATCAAAACTGACATCCCTGACGAAGTCACTATTAATGAGGGTGACAAAATGACGTTCAATATTCCGGAAGAACTGAATCTGGAAACGTCATACAACTTCCCTGTCTACAATGAAACTGGTGAAACGGAAGTAGGTACCGCTGACGTAAAAGCTAATGAGCGCACAGTGACGACGACTTTCAACAATTACTTTGCCGAGCATCCACTCGACAAGTCAATTAGTTTGAATTTCACTACTAAAATCAACCGCGAAGTTGTGCAGGAAAACACCAAGCGCAGTATTTCATTCAACGGTACCGTCGTTGAAATCAACGCAGGTTCAAAGGGTACAATTAACCCTAATGAGGAACTTTATAAGTACGGCTATCAAGATCGCACTGACCAAAATGTCGTGCATTGGGTTGCCCGACTCAATTACAAGCGCCAAGAAATGGTCAATGTAGATATTAGCGATACATGGTCTAGTGATCAGGACTACATTGAAGGCAGCCTTATTTACTCTTATGTAAATGATGTCGACCCTTGGATATATGACAGCCCTGCGACACAAGCTCTACAAAATACAAAATTCCACAAGAATGGGTTCACTACGCATATTGACAAAATTCCGGGTAAAATTTTGATGGTTGAATACAAGACACGTCTACGTTCTTTGGAATACAATCCTACTAACCTATTTACCGCAAGCTGGAATGGCGGATTTGTTAGCCACGAAGCGGAGACTAAACTCTTTGACGGAAACGGAAAAGCAACTGGCAAGTCTCGCCCTAAATGGGAGATTCCAAACGAAGCTCCTATTTTAGACAAGCCTGAAATTGACTTGAACGATGTGTTACTACTTCCACCGGCTCCTATCCTAGAGAAGCCTGAGTTGAATATTGAGGACATTCCAGTTCTTCCTCCAGCTCCGGTGCTAGAAAAACCAGAGCTGAAAATTCCTGAAGAACCTGAAAAGCCTTCAACTCCTCCTAGCGTTGAAAAGGAATCTGCTAAGGTTGTTGAGCCCGTTTCTCAAAAACCTGCGCGTGAGCTTCCCAAAACCGGCGAAGACCGGACAGTGTTCTTGTCAGTCATTGGTGTAGTAGCTATTATTGGTTTAGGCTTTTGGATGCAAGACCGCGGAGGACGTAAATGAACAAGCACGAAATAATTAGAGTATTTAAGGACTTGAAAAAGTCAGGAATGAATAAACTATCTGTGGATAGCGTACTCAACTATCTCGACCAACTCTATGAGCCTGGTCAGGTAATATTACCTAAGCATGTCCATGAATTTATTAAGGACAGGGTCAATGACAAGGTTGACTTAATTCGAGCGCTGAACTTGTTCCTCGTTGATAAGGAAAATCGCGAATGGATTGAACAAGGAAATAATCAAGAATTGTTTGCTTGCGGTTACATGTTCGGTAGCAAGGCGCAGGAATCTGCTAGGTATTCAGTTCGAGTTAAGAGCGCCAGTGCTGAAAATGATTACTTGAATTGCTATATAAGTCTAAATGAGTGGGGATTCAGTAACGCCAATGAAACTAATGATTACCGAATTTATCATACACGTGAGCAGCTAGACGAAGCTGGATTTGGTTGGGTATTTAATTGCCCCGGAATTGAATGTATTGAAAAGGGGAATGAATGAGAGTTTGTAAACAATTTAGCTTTGACGCAAGTCATCAGCTAGTTGGTCACTTTGGGAAGTGTGCTAATTTACATGGGCACACTTACAAAGTGGAAGTCAGCTTGGCAGGTGATACTGTCAAGGAAGGAAGCAGCGCAGGGATGGTCGTTGACTTTTACCATGTCAAAAGGTACGCAGGTGAAATCATTGACCGACTTGACCATGCTGTATTACTGAAAGGCGATGAGCCTATTTCACAAGCGAATGTCGTAAATACGAAGCGCGTGTACTTTGGATTTAGAACTACGGCAGAAAACATGGCGAAGTTCCTGACATGGGCGCTAGGCGTACTGATGCAACCCTACGGACGCATTGATACTATTAGGCTATGGGAAACGCCTACAGGCTATGCAGAATGCGACTTCTATGAAATTTTCAGTGACGAAGAAGTTGAAGCATATCAAAATGTCACTTTCATTAACGGCGATGAAAAAGTGACACTAAAGGAGATTATAGATGGTCAACGCTTATAATCAACCCGAACGTGGTAATATAAAAATCAATGTTCGCCAAAAGGACGTCATGCCAGTAATGGAAATTTTTGGACCTACTATCCAGGGCGAAGGAATGGTAATTGGCCAAAAGACTATTTTCATTCGTACTGGAGGATGTGACTACCATTGCAACTGGTGTGACTCTGCCTTTACGTGGAACGGGACAACTGAACCTGAATACATTTCGGGTAAGGAAGCAGCAAGCCGGATCCTGAAGCTAGCTTTCAATGAAAAGGGTCAGCAAATTTGTAATCATGTTACTTTGACCGGAGGTAACCCTGCACTTATTAACGAGCCGATGGCCGAAATGATTGCGGAGCTTAAAAAGCATGGGTTCAAATTTGGTCTGGAGACCCAAGGAACTCGCTTCCAGGAATGGTTTAAGGAAGTAAGTGACATCACCCTTAGTCCAAAACCGCCGTCAAGTGGTATGCGGACGAATATGAAAATTCTTGACAAGATAATTGACCGGATGAATGAAGAGGGACTGGACTGGTCTTTCAAAATCGTAATATTCGACGATGTAGATTTAGCCTTTGCTCGAAATATGTTCACCGAGTTCAAGGACAAGATGCGTCCAGTCAATTACTTGTCAGTAGGGAATGCTAATGCCTATGAAGAGGGCAGCATTTCTGGTCGACTTTTAGAAAAGCTAGGCTGGCTATGGGATAAGGTATTTGATGACCCTGCGTTTAATGATGTCCGTCCTTTGCCTCAGCTTCACACTTTGGTATATGATAACTTGAGAGGAGTATAAATGGATTTTAATCAACTATCAAAAGTAGCAAACATTTTAGGAATGCAGTCAGCGAGTTCGCTAAGTATTGATTCGAGCAGAAAGCTGGAAGACGCAGAGTCAGCTCTTCGTGAGCTGTTCGATGTATTAGGCGAAGACGCAAAGCGTGACGGGTTGCAAGAAACTCCGTTCCGCTTCATTAAAGCTCTAGCAGAGCATACTGTCGGGTACCGCGAAGATCCAGCTAAACACTTGGAAAAAACTTTCCACGTGGACCACCAAGACCTTGTTCTTGTTAAGGATATTCCTTTTAACTCGCTATGTGAGCATCACCTAGCGCCGTTTGTAGGAAAGGTTCATATCGCTTACATTCCTAGTAATAAAATTACAGGGCTGTCTAAGTTTGGCCGTGTAGTGGAAGGCTATGCTAAACGGCTACAGGTTCAGGAACGACTGACTCAGCAAATTGCTGACGCAATTGAAACAGTTTTGAAACCGCAGGCTGTCGCAGTTATTGTTGAAGCTGAGCATACCTGCATGAGTGGGCGCGGTATTAAGAAGCATGGAGCAAGTACTGTTACTTCTACCATGCGTGGACTGTTCAAGGAAAACGCTTCTGCACGTACAGAGTTACTTCAATTAGTTAAAGGTTAAGGAGATTGTATGAAAGCATTTAAACGTAAAAAACTGGTCAGTGAGTTACAACTTATCCTCACGCTGCTGTTCGTAGTAGCATTGGTAGTAAGTAATATTATTACAAGTAAGCAAGTTCTGCTACCTTTTAATATTACAATGACTGGAGCCGTGTTCGTTTTCCCTATCACTTACATTTTATCCGACCTTGTTTCGGAGGTGTACGGGTACCGATGGAGTCGTTTGACGTGCTACTTCGGTTTTGCCGCGAACCTATTTGCAGCCCTGGTCTTTAGTGCCGTTATTCAAAGTCCCGCGCCGGACTACTGGCAAAATCAGGCAGCGTTTCAAACTGTATTAGGAAGTACTCCTCGCGTACTAATAGCTTCCCTACTAGCTTTTGTACTCGGAGACTTAGTGAATGATAAGATCTTTGCTAAAATGAAACGTAAGTACCCTGACTCCATTAAAGGCTTCGGCGCACGTGCTATCTTTTCAAGTATTATGGGCGAGCTAGTGGACAGCCTTGTATTCCTTCCTTTGGCGTTCTGGGGACTAATGCCGGTGCAAACACTAATTATTATGACTATTAGTCAGGTAGCTATTAAGACAGGGTACGAACTAGTTATTCTTCCGTTTACTACCCTTGCTGTTAAACTTGTAAGTCGATATGAAAGCAGAAAGGTCGAGAATGAGTATTGATTTATATTTCGCAGGAGGTTGCGCGAGTAGGATAGAGGACTTTCTATTAGCTCATAACGGCAACCGACTATTTACACAAAAATACGAACGCAACACGACGGGAAAATTATGGATTGATTATGTCGATAATCATCCTGATTTTACTGGAAAATTATTCGTTGACTCTAGCGCTTACGGTGCTTGGACAAGGAACGTTGACATTGATTTAGATGACTATATTGGTTATCTAAATGAAAATGACGGGAGCTTTTCTGTCATTGCTTCACTTGATGTTATCCCTGCGAGTAAGGGGGAGTTTGCTACACGTCAGCAGGTAATCGACGCAAGTGAACAATCTTGGGATAATTATCTTTATATGTATGATAAAGTCTGGGATAAGGATAAAGTTATTCCTGTTTTCCATATTGGAGAACCCTGGAGTTACTTAGAGAAAATCCTAGCTTATCGTCATCCAGACGGGTCCAAAGTTCAGTATATGGGACTCGGGGGTCTTGTGGGTACTCACCGGAATGACCGAATGAAATTTATGTCCCAAGTTTTCGAACGTATTAAGAAGAGCTCTAATCCGGAAATTAAAGTCCATGGATTTGGAGTAACGGACTTACTTTTACTTACCCAATTTCCGTTCACTTCTGCTGACTCTACTTCCGCAATTATTACAGGAGCAATGGGCAACATAATGACACCCTATGGTATTGTTAGTTTTGCTCGTAAATATGGAGGCGCTGAAACTTTCTACCGGCTAAGTAAGCCTATACAGGATAGCATCTTACAGCTTATTGAAGAGTCTGGACTAGGATTTACAATTGAGGAACTGGCAGAAAATTACATTGCTCGGGAGTTAATTAATTGTCAGTATTTACTTGACTGGGCTAAGTCTTACAAGTACACTCCGCTCAAGCACAAACAGAACCGCTTATTTTAGAAAAATAAGGACTTATTCAAAAATAAGTCCTTTTTCTGTTTACAAAATTGATTAATTTGGTGTATATTAAAGTGTAAACTTTAACTTATAGGAGGCTCCTTATGGGCATTAAATTTAAGACTCAAACGCTTATGAATGTAGTAGGTCAGTTAAATCGCCTATGCGCAAGTAAGCTACTGGAAATTACCCGTTATTGGTACATCCAAGGATACGACGGTGTAGTTACTTTTACAGGATATGATGGTTCCAACTGGCTGCGCTATACTTTAGAAGCTGACGGCGAAATCGACGTTATTATCAAAGCTGACCAGTTCGGTAAGCTAATTGAAAAAACTACTGTAGACACGGTAACTCTTACACCCAAGGACGAGTACTTAGAGGTCAAAGGTAACGGTACCTATAAAGTCGATATTGTTACTGGTGACGAAGTGTATCCGTCCTTTGACGAAAAGCTACCTGAAGATTTAGATGAAAGTGATGCTAAACTTTTGAAATCTTCCCTATTTTACAATGTAGCAAATGTTAATGATTCCGCTGTATCGAAAAGTAACGCAGACGGCGTATACACAGGCTACCTATTAGATCACGACCGTGCAGTTACCTCTGACATTATCAGGGTATGTTTAAACCCTATTTCGGACATTGGAACCAAGTTACTAATTCCTGCACCACTTATGCGCCTGCTGTCCTCTATCACGGAAGACAAGCTGTACTTGTGGACATTCGAGGATGACTACATCTACGTATCTACTTCGACTATTGAGATCTATGGACGTACTATGGAAGGTATGGAAGATTACCAAGATATGAGCATTATGGACCAGCAGGAGTTCGAAGGTTCTGCTACTTTGCCTACTGCCCAAATTCAAAGCATCCTGGAGCGTCTAACATTGTTCATGACCGCTTTCGACAAGGGTACTGTTAGTTTAGACTTCGGTCCTAAGCAGCTTGCTCTTATTACTACTAAAGGTTCAAAGGAGCTTGTTAAGTATTTGAGCGTAAGTCACGGAGCTGACTTTACTTGTAACATTAACAGCTTACTACTGCGCGACATTTTAGCTACTGTAAGTGATGAACATTTTATCCTTTATTACGGTAACGAGCTTTGCCTTAAAATCGAAGCTAATAGTGTAGTATACTATTTAGCTACTCAGGAAGAGAGTGATGCAGAATGAGTAATAAGCTATCCCGTATAGCTAAGATGGTTACAGCAGAAAAAGTGAATGAACCTGCTAACAATTTTGTTGAAAGGTTCACTCACGCTATTGAAACTACGCAAGCTCCGTACACTCCGTCCACGTACTATAAGCCTAGCGGTGTAGGAGGGTGTATTCGTAAAATGTACTTTGAGCGTACAGGTCAGGCGCTGCAGGATAACGCAAGCTATAACCTTATCGCAATGGGCGAAGCAGGTACATTTAGACACGAAGTCCTACAGGAGTACATGGTTAAGTTATCTAAAACTGACCCGGACTTTGAATGGCTAGACGTAGCGCAATATTTAGAGCAGCATCCAGTCGAAGGAACAATCGTCGACAAAAATTTTGTAAAAAATGAGTATGAGACAAAATGTAAGAACGAGCTTCTTCAGTTGTCGTTCCTATGCGATGGCCTTGTAATATGGCAAGGGAAAACGTACATCATGGAAATTAAGACGGAGACTATGTTCAAGTTCAATAAGCATACGGAGCCTTACGAGGAGCATAAGATGCAAGCTACTTGCTATGGTATGTGCTTAGGAGTGGATGATGTACTGTTCCTGTATGAAAACCGTGATAACTTTGAAAAGAAAGCATATACTTATCATATTACTGACGCTATGAAGGAGCAGGTACTGGACAAGCTAGTTACTTGTGAGGAGTATGTAGAACGAGGTGAAAGTCCTAAAATATACTGCTCGTCTAACTATTGTCCTTACTGTAGAAAGGAAGGACGCATGCTATGAGTTATACTGGCAAAATGTTTGAGCAGGATTTCTTTTCTAGTTGGAAGTCATGTCCTGACGGAACTCACTTAACTAGGCTATACGACACGACAAACGGATTTAAGGGTATTCAAAATCCATGTGACTTTATTTTAGCTTGTGAAGTAGGTACGGTCTATTTAGAACTGAAAGCTACTAAGCAGGCATCACTTAGTTTCAGTAATGTAAGTGACCATCAGTGGCAAAGTTTACTGGAAGCTGATACAAGTGATTACGCTATAGGAGGCTTACTTGTTTTCTTCTACGAAAAGCAGTTACTTAGGTGGTATCCTATCCGCCAGCTAGAGGAATTACGTAAAGCAGGAGCTAAGAGCATCAACCCTGACAAGCTTCCTAATGTAGGGTATCCCGTCAAATTTTATGGTAAGCGTATTAGGTGTACTTTTGATATTTACTCGCTTATAGAAGCAATTGAGCTTCATTCAAAGGAGGCCTTAAATGTCAAACAAACCTAAACTTCCTAAAATAGATATCCGTGAGCACGAGATTAGGGAAGCTAAGGTTACGGTCGATAGTTATGGGGATATCGTTAATCGAGTAGTTGACGAGGTAGTACAGAGTGCTTGCAATGTACTGGATGCTACTATTAGTGAAATTCAGGAGCTGTTAGCGCTCGATACGCCGCCTATAGCGGACTTAAACTATTTCATAGGGTATTTACCGACGGCTATGTACTTCGTAGCGGACAGAGCAGAATTTGTAGGAATACAAATGGATTCAAGCTCGGCTATCCGTCGCGAAAAGTACGACGAGTTATATGCTTTAGCTGCAGGGAAAACTATTCCTGACAAGGAAGCAGAGACTCGAAAATTAGTAATGAATGAAACTGTCGTAGAGGCTGCCTATAAAAGGGCATATCGAAAAGTTCAATCGAAATTGGAGCAAGCTGACAAAGTGCTTGCGTCCCTAAAACGTATTCAGCAATGGCAATTAGCTGAGCTGGAGACTACATCAAGAAATTCTGGAGGAATAACATTAAATGCAAGAAATTCGCGTAAAAGCAATCGACAAGAAACTTGACCCGCTTAGATTTACAGGGGACTGGGTAGATGTGCGTATTAGTTCTGTAATGTATTTAGACGCAGTTCGCTCACCTGAGCAATTTAAGGAGCACGCAATTACTGCACAACTAGAATATAGTCGCAAGTCCTTGCAGACAACTCAAGTAATTAGTATCCCTGCTGGACATTCCATCAAAGTCGCTCATGGATTTGCCTTGGAGCTCCCTAAAGGTTACGAAGCTATCCTTCATCCTCGCTCAAGTCTTTTCAAAAAGACGGGACTTGTATTCGTTTCAAGTGGCGTAATTGACGAGGGTTACAACGGGGACAATGATGAATGGTTCTCTGTTTGGTATGCTACTAAGGATACTGATTTGTATTACGACCAGCGCATCGCTCAATTCCGTATTCAGGAAAAGCAGCCCAAACTGAAATTCAACTACGTTGATACTTTAGGTAACGATGACCGTGGAGGGCATGGAAGTACAGGTGATTTCTAATGAAGCTTGAGCAAATTATGAAAGATTGGAACAGGGACTCCAAGGCTCTTGTAGCTGTACACGGGTTAGAGAGGGAAAACCTACCTAGGATTCCCTTTTCTACTCCTATAATGAACTATCAAACCTATGGCGGCTTACCCCGCAAACGTGTTATCGAGTTCTTTGGACCTGAGTCAAGTGGTAAGACCACGTCAGCACTGGACATTGTTAAAAATGCTCAGTATATTTTCCAAGAGGAATGGGAGCAGTTGCAGGAAGATTTGAATGCTCAACTAGAGGAGCTTCAAAACGCAAAAGGTTCGAACAAGACTAAAATCAAGGAAATTCAAATGCGCTTGGACGCTCATAAGGAACCACTGAAAATTGTGTACCTGGATTTAGAAAACACGCTGGACACGGACTGGGCTAAGAAATTAGGCGTTGACGTGGATAACCTTTGGATTGTACGTCCGGAACATAACTCTGCAGAAGAAATCTTACAGTACGTTATTGACATGTATGACACAGGCGAAGTAGGACTTATCGTTTTAGACTCGCTTCCTTATATGGTTAGTCAAAACCTACTGGACGAGGAACTAACTAAAAAGGCTTACGCAGGTATCTCAGCGCCGTTGACGGAGTTCAGTAGGAAGGTAACGCCGTACCTGACCAAGTACAATGCTATTTTCTTAGGTATTAATCAAATCCGAGAAGACCTAAATAGTATGTATTCTACATACTCAACCCCAGGCGGTAAGATGTGGAAGCACGCTTGCGCTGTTCGTATCAAGTTCCGCAAAGGAGATTTTATTGACGAAAAGGGCGAAAAAGTGAACCGTTCTGCTCGTAACCCTGCTGGTAACATGGTCGAAGCCTTTGTAGAAAAGACCAAAGCATTTAAACCTGACCGTAAGCTAGTTCAATATACCTTGTCTTACCACGAGGGTATTCAAGTAGAAAGTGACTTAGTTGATGTAGCTATCGAATATGGGTTTGTTAGTAAGACTGGCGCATGGTTCAGTATTTTAGACCCTGACACAGGAGAACTTCTCCAGGACGCAAACGGTGACGATTTGAAATTTCAAGGTAAAGCTAAAATTGTAGACCGTTTGCGGGAGGATGACCAAGTATTCGATGACTTAATGACTTGCGTACACGAGGCTATTTCTTACGAGGAACAATAGAATGGTTCAACGAACATTATTTTCGCGACCTAGTGGCCCAAAGGTTTCAAAACCTATTAGACCACGGTCTGTTAGGAGGATAGACTCTAAAATCCTGGAGTTAATAAACCGCAGAGAGCGTCAAATTTTAGTTCATTCAAACCTCTACTATCGTCAGAACGTCAATCTTATTACGGACGGACAGTATGACAGATGGAGTCACGAACTTTATGAACTTATCCAAGCTCACCCAAATGAATTTAGAAAATCTGCATGGTACAAGGATTTTCGAACATTCGATGGTAATACAGGTATGGGTCTTCCTTATACAGACCCTTGGGTAGAAGGTACTGCTAACCACTTATTGAAAATATCAGGAGGAAATTTAACTTGATTAACTTAGCTAATACATATCGACCTAGGAAGTTTTCGGAAGTAGTAGGTCAGTCATATGTTAAGGAAATTTTAATGAATCAGTTAGAGACTGGGGAGGTGAAACATGCTTACTTATTTTGCGGCGGAGCAGGAACAGGTAAGACCACTTCTGCTCGTATTTTTGCAAAAGAGGTAAACGATGGAAAAGGAACACCTATTGAAATTGATGCTGCCTCAAACAATGGCGTAGAAAACGTCCGGGATATTATAGAGGACAGTAAATTCAAGTCCTTGGACAGTCGCTATAAGGTTTACATCATTGATGAAGTACACATGCTTTCAACTGGAGCATTTAATGCTCTTTTAAAAACACTTGAGGAGCCTCCTGCTGGGACTATCTTTATCCTCTGTACTACTGACCCGCAGAAAATACCTGCGACTATTATGTCCCGGGTTCAGCGATTTGACTTCACTCGTATCCCTAATGAAGATATCGTTCACCAACTAGCTTACATCTTAGAAGCTGAATGTCAACAAGGTGCGCCGTATAGCTGGGACTTAGAAGCTCTTGCTTTCATCGGTAAGCTAGCTAATGGAGGCATGCGGGACGCTATTACACGTTTAGAAAAGGTACTGGACTATGCACAGGACGTAACCGTGCAAGAAGTTGTTAGGGCTTTAGGAACGCCGGACTATGAAACTTTTGTAGCACTTACTGACACTATTATTTCTAATAATACTGAAGCAGCTTTGCGAACACTTGATGAATTTTTTATGTCAGGTAAAGACCTAAAACTTACTATGCGCAACTATACTGACTTTTTAGTTGATATATGTAAGTATGTACTTACGCAAGACTTGTCCTTTACGTCACTGCCTGACCATTTAGAGGTAGATTTGAAACGCATTCGACAGGCTACTGAATACTCCCTATTGCTATGGATGCTAGAGGAAATGAACAAACTGAACTCTACTATCAAATGGGAACCTAATGCTAAGCCTATTATTGAAGCTCAAATATTGTTAATGACGCAGGAGGACTAATATGGTCAATTTCATTGGTCAACGCAAAGCTAAAGAGTTTGTACAGCAGCGCAAGTACCTACCTAACTCTACTTTAATTATAGGTGGTAAGAAGTCCGGGAAGACTACGTTCGCACGCTATATAGCGGAAGAGCTCGGTTATGACTGTATATTCATTGACAACAAGGTAGACAGTATTCGGGACATGATTGAACTGAGTAGTAGCCTTGCTAGCCCTACCTTGTTTGTAGTGCGTGCGTCAGGGATGTCCATAGGAGCAAAAAATAGCTTATTGAAAGTTACCGAGGAGCCTCCTAAAAATGTTCATATTTGTATGCTAGCTTATACAGAGGGTGACGTTTTAGATACGCTAATTTCTAGGTCTTGGGTTATTCCTCTGCTACCTTACTCCACGGACGAAGTCACTTATTACTTGGAACGATTTGTAAAGTCTAGTATAGATATTACGCAGCTTGCGCAGGCTTTCAGTAGTCCAGGGCAGGTACAGTATCTTGTTCAGGAACAAGGAAAGGAAGCACTAGCGCTATATTTAGAAAAGGTTCAGTTCTTTTATGACAATATTTTTGAAGCATCTTCCAGTAACGCCCTTAAAATAGTAGACTGGTTCAAACTAAAGGATACGGACACGAGGGACGACGCACTTATCCCGGAACTGTTCTTAGAAATAGCTATGAACTATATTGGGTATGAAAATCGAAAGGTTACGAATACTCAAGTCCTTTTAGCTAATTACGGTCTACTGAAACTTTTGTCTAAGTGTTTAGGAACGGTATCAGCTAAGGGTAAGAACAAATTATTCGCATTGAACAAACTCATAAAGGAGGTTCAGGAGATTGGTTAATTTAATGGAGTTTATGACTCATATTAAGGAAGACAGATTACTACCGTTCTACATCTTTACTGGCGAAGAAATTGGACTAATGAACTTTTATTTAGGTAAGATACAAGTACCTGTTAAACGGGAATCTAGCGTAGCGTCTATTCTACGTCCATTGACTCAACGCTCTATCGTAGCAAATGACAAGGTCTTTGCGGTACGGGATGATAAAGACTTCCTATCTACTGAATCGCGGTGGAGGTCTTTAGAGGATATTAAATACGGGACTTTAATCTTACTTTACACTAAGATTGACGGACGTAGTAAGTTCCTAAAACAGTTCGCAGACCATGTGGTTCAATTTGACCGAATGACTACTACTCAGCTAATGAACCATTTTTCGAAAAAGTTCAAAGTACCTGCTGACGTACTGGAACAAGTCATTGAACTTTGTGCTCGCGATTACTCCCGCATTGAAAACGAGCTGGACAAGATTAGCCGAGTGAAATTACCTACTAAGGAAGCCGTGGACTTCCTTATTCATAAGGACTTACAGTTCGAAGTCTTTGAGGCCGTGGATAGTGTTATTAGGTATGAACCTCAACGAGCCTTTGAATATGTTCAAACCTTAGTAGCTACGCAAGAAAATGTATTAGGGTTCCTTACTCTTTTATACAATAACTTTGCAGCTGCCGCACGAATACTAGGTACTGAAGGCGCAAAGGAGTCCACTATTAATATCAAGCAGTTTATGATTAACAAAATTAAGGGTAACTTTAACTATTCCTTAGACTCCGCTTTCGAAGGAATGACAATTATTAGTGATACTGTTGAAGGAATTAAGACCGGTCTATATACCGATGTCGTAGGTGTACAAATGTGCTTACTTAAAATTTTCGATTTATCGTAAACAAAATCACCTAATTCGGTGTATATTACATTAAACAGTTAAGGAGGTACACATGGGTAATAAATCACCTACTGCACGCATTTTACTAGCCGGAAATTTAGGTTACATAGAAAACCTAATCGCGCACTATGGAGGCTCTACGCCTATTGAAAATATTTATCAACAAGAAAAGGAAAAACATAATGACAAACATTAAACGATTTAAGCAAATTGTAGTGGACACTATTAGCCGCGACGGAATTGACAATCTTATGGATTGGCTTGAAAATGATACGGACTTCTTCGCTGCTCCTGCTAGCACACGTTACCATGGTTCCTACGAAGGCGGACTATTGGAGCATTCCTTGAACGTATATGACCGACTTGTATGGGAAATGGAACATACAGTAGGCGCAGGGTGGGAAGACATTTATAGTCCTGAAACGGTCGCTATTGTAGCTTTGTTCCATGACCTTTGTAAAATTGACCGATACATCCTTACTGAAAAGTGGCGCAAGGACGCTGACGGTCAATGGGAAGCTTATGATGCGTATGACTATAACCGCGAAAAGTCTGAAATGGGACATGGTTCGCAATCCGTATTCTATCTTCAAAAGTTCATTCAGCTTACGGAAGTTGAAGCACAAGCTATCTATTGGCACATGGGAGCATATGATATTAGTCCTTATGCTACACTTGCAGCTTGTAGTGAAACATTTAAATGGAACCCATTATCTTTCCTAGTTCACCGCGCAGACATGGCCGCTACTTATGTAGTTGAAAATGAAGCCTTTGTTTATGGAGAAGGTGAGCAGGAAGTAGCGCAGGAAGAGCCTGTAGAAGAAAAGCCTGCTAAAGTATCCCGCCGTTCACGTAAGAAAGTAGAAAAGGACCCAGAGCCTGTTGAGGAAGAGCCTGAGGAAGTAGCGGAGGAGGAAAAACCTAAACCTACTCGTCGTCGCCGTAAAAAGGTTGAGGAGCAAGTAGAAGAGCAGGAGCAGGAAAAACCTACTCGAATTACTCGTCGCAAAAAAGCTGAACCTAAGGAAGAGCCGCAGGAGGAAGTAGAGGAGCAAAAGGAAGAAAAACCTAAGTCCTCTATTAGGATGCCACGTAAAGGAGCACGCGCAGCTACTAAACCAGTAGAGCCTAAATCATACTACTTCTATAATGAAGAGGACAGTTACTACTACAAGAAGGACGAAAATGAACCTGACAATGACGGTGACATTTTAGTAGACGAGCAGGAATATCTTGATGTTATGTGTCCAGTATTGGAAGAAGACTTCTTCTATGTATTGGATGGCGAAGCTCACGTACTGCGCAAAGGTGAACGCCTGCCGGAGGAGTATGACGAAGAAACTTGGGAGCCGATTACTGAAAAGGAATACACTGACATGACGGAGCCTAAAGAAAAGACCGTTGTGAAAGCGTCCCGCAAACGTCCATCCGCTAGTCGCCGACCTCGCCCTTAATTAGAGAGGATAACTAATATGTGTAAAAACTGTAAAAACGAAGCAACTGAAACTGATTTGTCAATCGGTTTCAGTATGACTTCAAAAACTACTGGAAAAACTATTCATATCGAACGAACTGAAGAGGAGCTGCAGGAGTTTGCTAGTCGAATGGAAGACAAAGCCATTGAGGGTGACGAAGCTGCTGCAACTGGAGTAGCCCTTGTCTATGCGCTAGAAGAACGCGCAAAGGTGTATCACCGAAAAGTAAGTAATTTGGACGCTCGTCACGAAACGCTGCTAGAGACTCTTCAGGATTTCGAAGAGAACTATACTACCGCAGAGGAGTTTAAGAAAGCTATTGAGCATGTATTGAAAGCTGACAAGGTCACTGAGCAAGTGTTTGACATGCTTTCTAGTAGAATGGAGGACTTGTAGCATGGAAAGAGTATGCACAACGTTTGACTTTGAATACGAAAATTGTACGAAGCCTATTCGCGTTGACGCATTGTTTGAAACTGTACAAGACTACGAAGATACTTTTAGGTTTATTAATAATTATATAGACGAGCCTGACGCTTTTGACTGCAAATGCGTCACGCTTGTTCCGTACAATGAAGACATCAATGGCGACATTGTCGCTGTTGACTGTCTAGTGAAACTAGAGCGTGTCCGGGCAGTTCGAACAACGTGTCGAGTTATTAAGTATGAGGAGCCAAAAGATGCAAGAAAGTAGACGAGTAATATCCACTAAGGTCAAGCAATTTAGGGAGGATTACATCCGCGCACGTGCTCGTGTATTGCTTTTAAAAGGACAGGCCGTAACAGAGGACCAATTATCAGAAATCGTGCAACTGGAGCAGTTTATAGCAGCTGTAGACGCTATGGTGGAGGTATTTCCCGAAGCACAACGCAAGATTATTCGCCTATCCATACTAGACGATTTGCCAGTCACTAAAGTAGCTATTGACGTAGGATATCACTATACCTGGGTATTAGAACTTAGGGACAGGGCTGTCAAAACAATTGAGCAGGTACTTAATGGTGACATTATTTTGTCTGAATTAGGCCTTAATTTGAAAGGAGCTATACGTGATTCTATTACTTAGGATTATTGCATCTATTGCTATTCTAATGTTTGCTGCTATTGTACTCTCTAGTTTATTTGACTTGTCAACTAAAAATGGGCATCCCTTAACGCTGACGGAAGTGATAGGTGATACTATTGCTTCCATTATTGCTAGCGCCTGGATAGTGTTCCTTATCTATGTATTGGAGCGTATGCAATGAAGAAGCCTATACCTACACGCGCAGCAAGCAAGCGCCAAGAAACTAAAGTAGCAAAGCTATTAGGCGGTAAAGTTCAACCTAATAGTGGAGCTACCGACTACTCTAAGGGTGACGTAACTACTGACGAAATGCTACTTGAATGTAAGACATCGATGAAGTCGAAGCAGTCCTTTTCTATTAAAAAGGAATGGATGGACAAAAACGAACTAGAACGATTTAGTATGAAGAAAGACTATTCAGGGCTAGTGTTCGATTTTGGGGATAACGGTAAGCAGTACATAGTTATGGAAATGAGTCAGTTTAAACGACTACTAAGCGAACGTAATCAGGAGGACTAATGGCAGGAAGGCTATATACAATTGACAAGGACGGAACTATTAGTGAGCTTCAGCTAGAGCAGGGCACGACAGGAAGCTATGTCGACGTCACAGAGCTTGACCCTATTGTTCTTCAGTCTGTATTAGAATTTATTCAGCGCAGCCGGGTAGGCGTCACAAAGTACCGAACAACTTTAGCTGACAACGATACGGACAATTTTATCCAGCATGCAAAGGAAGAGGCAATGGACTTTGTGAACTACCTGAGCAAGCTAGAAAGTCAACTAAAAAAGTAGACCTATTTATAGGCCTACTTTTTATTATTGATAAAGTGCTACGAGTTGATTAGCACAATCTTCAATTTCACTGACTAAGTGAAGACTTTGACGTTTTCCTTGTTCCGCTCTTGCTTTAATACGTCCGTTGAGGTATTCAATTCTTTCAGTGACTTGTTTAATAATGTTAATTCTAGCTTCGCTCTCCATGTCGCGAGTAATAGCTGTTCCTACTTCAGCGAGCGGAGCTGCTTTAAAGACTGCTCGGTCCATTTCGCTTTTCTTAATGACTGAACCTAAGTCTAAATACAAGTTAGGATTAATTTCAATTACCTTGTACTGTTTATCTGTTTCGTGAACTTTGATGCTTTCGTAGTGGAATGTGTAATCCTTGCGTCCGTCTTTCCAAGTTGGTGTAACTTAACCGAAATAAAGTGTGTTGTTCATGTTTTACCTCTTTCTGCGCTATGCGCTTTGTTTTACTTTATATATACATTATACAGTATTACCCGGTAATAGTCAACCCTTTTGCTGCAGAAAATTGAACTTTTTTCGATTTTTTTTTTGAAAATTGGATAAAAGTAAGTAATTGCGCCGTATCAAATAACGTCAAAACCTACTAAAACTGGGCGCAAAGGAACTATCTACTTACCTATTAGTAAGCTAAAACAAAATGCGCGCAAAGTATATACACAGCAACAAAACCCAAAAGCGCGCTAAATAAATATTTCGAACTTTATCCTATTAAATACATAAATAAGTCCAATAATACTAGTAACTATTAGATAAGTAATAGGAAATCCAGTACATAGAAAAAGTCATCAGGGTAAGCAAATTAGGGACTAGGGACATGCAAATCAGGGACTTCCGCAAACCAACTTCTCAAATGCTGTAAAATAAGTAATACCAAGGGTTTACAGCGTTACGGAGTTATTAGTGAACCATAAACGGCCCAAAGGTTCAATAGTTCAAAAGTAGTAAATGTTCAAAAGTTCGAACTTAAATAATCGAATTATTGAACTTTTGAAAAACTGAATAATAGTTCGAAAATAGTAGTTCAAAAGTTCGAAAACTCAGTTACTTTACGCCCTTACTTTAATTGATATAAATGAACTATAATTTATCTATTCTTGTATTACCTACGTCCCTTTAATTGGCGCGTGTTTTAGTGTATAATAATAGTGACTTAAATTAATAAGGAGGTAGTTGTTTATGACTTCTAAGGAAGGACCTAAAACGAAAAAACCTGTTTCGCGCAAAAAGCGAGGTCGCAAACCTGTTAAGCAAAAAGCTAGAGTTGAATTGGACGAGGCTATTGAGTTCGATTATAAAGGTATTAAGCTGTCTAAACAGGAACGTAATGAGCGCATGAAAATTGAATTTATTAGAGGCATGGATGTCGCCGAAATTGCGCACCGGTATGGCGTAGCAAAAACGACAGTCGAAATCTTACGTTCAAAAGGTAAATGGGTAAAACTGAAAAAACAGTTCGAAGATGAAAAAGCCTTAGTTACTAATGACACATTAACTCAAATGTATGCAGGGTTTAAAGTTACTGTCAATGTTAAATATCATGCGGCATGGGAAAAACTAATGTCTATTATAGAAATGGCTTTAGATAACCCAGATAAGTACCTAATGACTAAGGACGGACAATTACGTTGGGGAGCTTTGGATGTATTATCCAATATTATAGACCGCGCACAAGCTGGACAAGAAAGAGCTAATGGCATGATACCAGCTGAAGTACAATATAGACTACAAATCGAACGGGAAAAGCTAACCTTGCTTAGACAGAAAATGGGCGATGGTGATGGACAAGAGGAAGTTCGGGATAACTTTGTTCAGGCCTTGGACAACGCAGCTCAAGCAGTATGGACAGACTTTGCACAACAAACAGGAGCTTACATTAAAGACTCCGTAACTAAGGAGACTGAAAATGAAGAGTAAATACAAACTTCTTACTATTATACTGTTTCTATTATTTGTCGTTATTGCTATTCATCCTCGAAATACTGAATCTTCGAACAAACAGGACCCGGCGCCGGGCGTTATTAAGGAAGTCGGTAAAAACTATATCGACGTTTACGGCTATGGTAGATTTTTAGTAAGTCCGGAAGAAGCAGTAAAACTAAAACAGGGTGAACATGCGCCGAAGTATATACTGAAAAGAGGTAACTAAATGGGAAGACTAAAAAATAAAGTTCAACCTTTCAAGTTCGCTCCTTTTAGTAGAAAACAATTACAATTACTAACATGGTGGCGAAAGGACTCTCCGTATTGTGACTTTGATATTGTAATCGCCGATGGGTCTATTCGTTCTGGCAAAACAGTTTCTATGGCTTTATCCTTTACGCTATGGGCGATGGAAGAGTTCAACGGACATAACTTTGCTATTTGTGGTAAAACTATTCACTCTGCTCGACGAAATGTAGTACAGCCGTTGAAGCAAATGCTATCCAGTCGCGGCTATACAATCGAAGATGTACGTAATGAAAATCTATTAGTCATTGGTAAAAAGGACGGCGATAAGGAAGTTATTAACTATTTTCATATCTTCGGCGGAAAAGATGAATCCAGTCAAGACCTAATTCAGGGTATTACTTTAGCCGGTATCTTTTGTGACGAAGTAGCCCTTATGCCGGAGTCTTTTGTTAATCAGGCAACTGGACGCTGTTCCGTATTTGGTTCGAAAATGTGGTTCAGTTGCAACCCGTCCAATCCTAATCATTATTTCAAAAAGCAATGGATTGACCAAGCTGTTCAAAAGCGTATCCTATACCTTCACTTTACGATGGACGATAATCCTAGTCTTAGTGAGCAAATCAAAGCGCGTTATGAAAAAATGTACGCAGGAGTTTTCCGCAAACGATTTATACTAGGTCTATGGGTAACAGCCGATGGACTTGTCTACTCCATGTTCAATGAAGAAAAGCATGTCAAGCAGCTGAACATTCCCTTTGACCGAATCTTTGTAGCCGGGGACTTTGGTATTTACAATGCTACTACTTTTGGAGTTTATGGGTATTTCCGTAGATTGAACCATTACCACCTAATTGAATCTTATTATCATTCCGGACGGGAAGCTGAGCAGCAACTTACTGAAGCAGATATTAACTCCGGGCAAACCTTTGGCGGCGTATTACAAAAAACTACTAAAGAGTATGCTAACGATTTAGTCAATCTTATTAGGGGATATGATATCGAATACATTATCCTTGACCCATCGGCCTCAGCGATGATAATCGAACTACAAAAACATCCTTATATAGTTCGAAAACAAATTCAAATCATACCCGCTAAAAATGATGTTCATTTAGGAATATCCTTCCATGCGGAGTTACTGACGGAGGAAAAGTTCACTATTGACCCGTCCAATAAACATGATATCGATGAATACTTTTCTTACAGCTGGGACACTAAGGCAAGTGAACACGGACGAGATGAAGTTGTCAAAGAAAATGACCACTGTATGGACCGTAATCGTTATGCTTGTTTAACGGACGCTGTAATCAACGGAAATTATGGTTTTGAAATACAAGTGTTAAGCGGCAAGGGCGCAAGATAACGATACATAAGTACAATTATTAGTGTATAATATAAGTAAGGAGGAAATGCCATGGTAAAGAAATCAGTAGCCATATCACACACGGACGAAGTCCTATCGCAGGCCTTTAATAGCCCGCTTGCGCAGAATCAAAAATTTAAAAAGGAACTGATGGAAGTAGAGCTCTTTTATCAGTACTTTGACGGGTTCGATGTTCGGGACTTAAACTCAGACTACGGTCAAACTTGGAAAATTAATGAAGAAGGAATTGACTATACTCCTACCCGGGAAATTCGTAACTTTATTAAACAGCTAATCAAAAAGCAAGCGCGCTTTATGATGGGTAACGCCCCTGAGCTTTCATTTAGTCCTATTCAAAACGGACAAGATGAAGCCGCTGAAAATAAACGTATCCTTATCGACTCTATTTTAGACAATGCTCGCTTTTGGAGTAAAGCATCTAATGCACTAGTGGACGCAACTGTCGGCAAACGCGTGCTAATGTTATTAGTAGCCAATGAAAATGAACAAATTGATATTCAGTTTTATTCTATGCCACAGTTTACCTATACTGTTGACCCTAAAAATCCGTCAAGACTTTTAGCTGTCGACATTGTGTACCAAGATGAACGTACAAAAGGGATGCAAACGGAGGCACAGCTTTGGCACCATTATCGTTATGAAATGAAATCCAGCGCAAGTGAGTCCGGAGTAGCTCAAGCCTTGGAAGATGTTGAGGAAGAGTGTTGGCTTACTTATGCACTAACGGACGGCGAAGCAAACCAAATCTACATGACAGAAGATGGGTCAACTACTATCAAAGCGTCATTAGCAAAACTTGTCGAAATTGAAGATAATTTAGGTAATAAAGTAGAAGTACCGTTAAAAGTATTAGAGACTGCACCTACAGGACTGAGTCAAATTCCTTGTCGTGTTATTTTAAATGAACCCCTGACTAATGACATTTACGGGTCAAGTGATGTTAAGGAACTAATTACTATTGCGGACAATTACAATCGAACAGTCTCCGATATGCGCGACGCCCTTAAATTCAAAATGTTCGAACAGCCTGTACTTATTGATGCTTCAACGGCTTCAGTAAAAGGAATGAAAATTGCTCCTAATGCTTTAGTTGATGTTAAGTCCGACCCTGCGTCCTCTATTGGCTCCGGAGGAAATAGTCGACAAGCTAAAGTAGCAACGATTTCAGGTTCATTTAATTTCCTACCGGCAGCGCAGTACTATTTAGATGAAGCTAAGAAGTCCATGTACGAACTAATGGATCAGCCTCTTCCTGAAAAAGTTCAAAATGCACCGTCCGGGATTGCCATGCAGTTCCTATTCTACGACCTAATGAGCCGATGTGACAGTAAGTGGATTGAATGGGACGCAGCTATTAGCTGGCTTGTCGAAATGCTGGAGGAAGTACTTGAAAAAGTGAATGTTGATTTAGGAATACTTCCTCAAAACATCATTTCAAGTTATCAAACGCTGACAACTCTAGTCATTGACCATAAATATCCATTACCTAGCGACGAGGCGTCAGCTAAAGAAATTGCAATGAGTGAAGTTCAAAGCAATGTAAGGAGTCACCAGTCCTATATCGAAGAGTTCAGTGTTAAGGAAAAAGCTGACAAGGAATGGAATCGTGTATTAGAGGAACAAGCTCAGCTGGATGAAGTAAGCGGAGGAGCCTTGCCTCAATTAGTGGATGAACTAGGACAGCCAGAATTTAGAGAGGACGACGACAATGGCGAAGAAGACCAAGAAAAAGGAACTGAAAAGGAAAGCACAACTAGAGAAGAAGACAGCGGAACAAATGTCTAATCAAACTTTCAAAGTTAAATGTGATAATTGTGAACATACTTGGGAGCTACATCAAAAGGACATTAAATCTAAACATCTGGAGCGTGGAGTAGAATGGCGATATTTTGAATGCGATAAATGTCGCGCGCGATATACTACTTATATAGGAAATAAGGAAGTAGAGCGCCTTATTCGATTTAGAAATGAATGTAGGCAAAAAATCAAAAAGGAACTGAACAAAGGTTCAGCAATGAACCAAAATGTCTACCACTCCATCCGTATTGAAGATGAACAAGCTGGGACTAAAATTTCCGGGATTATGGCACGACTTAAAAAGGAGCTGAACATTGAGCAAAAAGAAAAGGAACTCATATCTTGACAGCTGGGAAAAGTCTATTCATGCGCAAACTGCAAAACTAACGCTTGAGCAGGAAAAGGAAGTATTGAAAGCATTTAATGAGTCAGCGCGGGATTTGATTGAAAAAATTGCTAAGTCCCGCAATGGCTATCTTCCTTTACGTATCTATAAGGATTACGCTTATGACTTATATAGCGTGTTACTGGAAGTTATGTCCAGATATTCGGAAGAAGCTGTTAAAAATGTAATTGACGGGCAAATGTTACTGACTCTAAAAATGTTAGGGGAGGATGGACAAGCTACTGCGCCGGACTTCGAAAATAAACTGCGACAAGTTTCTTTAGTTTATTCAAAAGTAGCCGCTGAAGGAGTTGTTAAAGGTGCTATTTATAAAGACGGTAAAAACTTGTCTGCTCGTATTTGGTCAGCGGCCGCACGTGCAGGAAATGACGTACAGCAAATTGTTACGCAAGGACTTGCGAGTGGGATGTCTGCTACGGACATGGCAAAAATGCTCGAAAAGTACATTAATCCTAAAGCTCGCAAGAACTGGGATAAGGACAAGATAGCTGAAAAGCTAGGAGCTGTTACTGCTAATAAGTATAAGAACTTAGAATACAATGCTCTAAGACTGGCACGGACTACTATTAGTCATTCAGCTACTGCCGGAGTTAGACGATGGGGACAAGTGAACCCTTATGCTAAAAAAGTTCAATGGCATTCCGTTCATGCTCCAGGTAGAACTTGTCAGGCTTGTAAGGATTTAGACGGTGAAATATTTCTTATGGAAGAGTGTCCCTTTGACCATCCCAACGGAATGTGCTACCAAACTGTATTTTATGACAAGTCAATGGAAGAAATGGCGGACGAGCTACGGGATTGGGTACACGGGGAACCTAATGAAGAACTCGATACTTGGTATGATGGATTACTTTCAGGTCAAATTCAAAAAGACAGTGATGTCGATTTTGTTAAAAGCTATTAAAGGGTCAGGGAAAACTGACTCTTTTTAGTTTGTACTCTATAAATAATCAACTGAACTATTTACTATTATATATAGTAAAAAATGGTCGATTTTGTTATAATTGATAGTGTAAAGGAGCCTTCACTCCTAAAAATGTCGAAATACTCAGTTTCACTATTCTGGGTTATTTAAAAATAGAAGATTCAGCCGGCGGGCGTAAACGCAGGAGGTACGGAATATGGCATATGATTTGAAGGACTTACTCAAAGGTCTGGATGATTCAGTCATCGAACAAGTTCAGTCAACTGTCAAGCAGAACACAAAAGAGCTCGACGCTAAATTGTTCATTGACGGGGACGGAGACCACTATGTGCCGCATGCACGATTTGACGAGGTCGTTAATCAGCGTGACCAGGCAAATAGTTCAATTAAATCTTACAAGTCAAAACTTGAAGAGCTTTCTAAACAAGTCGAGGATGGAAGTGATGCGCAGGCTACTGTTCAGGACTTAACCGCTAAGTTAGAAGCTCAAACTAAGTTGGCGAAAAGTGCAATTTTAGAGTCAAGGCTTCAACCGCTTATTACCGACTCCATTGCTCCCGCTTCTGACATTTTAGGCTTTATGGACGTAACGAAGATTCACGTCAATGACGACGGAAGCGTTACTGGACTAGAGGAACAATTGAAAGAAGTCAAGGAAGCTAAAAAATATCTATTCAAAGCAGCTGCCGAGGGCGACAATGACTCAAATCCTGGAGAAGCTAATCCGGGTAGGGCTGGAACCGGTAATCCAGGAAACTCTGGGCGCCTAGGAGGTGGAGGAACTAATCCAACACAAGTAGGTTCCTTCGGTAAGCAGTTAGCTGCAGCGCAAGTCGCGAAGAAAGCAGCTGACGAAAATCAATTCAATTTCTTTAAATAGGAGGAAGGCTCATGCCAAATGTACGTGTTAAGCAAACCGCTTACAACCAGACTACTCGTAGCATTACAGCAATCCCTGACCATTATGTAGCTCTTACCGCTGTTATTCCTGCAACCGCAGCAACTCAAGTCGGTAACAAGAAATACATTTTGGCAGGTACTTGCGTCAAAAATGCTACGGAACTAGAAGGTCGTAAAAATGGCCTAGAAGTTGTTCAAGCAAGTGAACAATTTGACGGCGTAATCTTTAGCGACCAAGAAGTTTACGAGGGTGAAGAAAAAGTAACAGTAACAGTTCTTGTTCACGGCTTCGTTAAGTATGCAGCATTGCAAAAAGTTGGGGGCACTGTTCCTACTTCTAAAAATGCAATGATTCTTGTAGTAAAATAGGAGGCTTCATTAGATGAATATTTATGACTACCTAAATGCAAATGAAGTAGCAAGCTATATCCAGTCTTTGCCTTCAAATGCTATTCAATACTTGGGAGCTCAACTTTTCCCAAATGCTCAACAATCCGGAACTGACATTTCTTGGCTCAAAGGCGGTCAAAACTTGCCAGTGACGATTCAACCGTCCAACTATGACGCTAAGGCTAGCATCCGTGAGCGCGCTGGATTTAGCAAGCAAGCAACTGAAATGGCGTTCTTCCGTGAATCCATGCGTATCGGAGAAAAAGACCGTCAAAACTTGCAAATGCTGCTTAATCAAAGTCTTGGACTTGCTCAACCAATCATCACTCAACTGTATGATGATACTAAGAACCTTGTCGACGGCGTAGAAGCACAAGCTGAATATATGCGTATGCAGTTACTTCAGTACGGTAAGTTCACTGTTAAATCTACTAATAGTGAGGCGCAGTACACATATGATTACAATATGGACGCTAAGCAAAAGTACACAGCAGCTAAAACTTGGGCTACTTCCGCAGAAAGCGACCCTGTTGGGGACATCATTGCAGCCCTGAACGATATCGAAAACCGTACAGGTGTTCGCCCTACTCGTATTGTTATGAACCGTAACACTTATAACGATATGGTTAAGAGTGATTCTATCAAGAAAGCTCTTGCAATGGGTGTCCAAGGTCAATGGCAGAACTTTATGGTATTACCGTCCGACGCTGAACAATTTGTAGCAGCTAAAACTGGCGTACAGATTGCAGTCTACTCTAAGAAGATTGCTCAATTTGCTGACGCTGACAAGCTCCCTGACTATGGAAACATTCGTCAATTCAGCTTGATTGATGACGGTAACGTTGTCCTCTTGCCACCAACTCCAGTTGGTCACACTTGGTACGGAACTACTCCTGAAGCGTTTGACTTAGCTACTGGCGGAACTAACGCACAAGTGCAAGTATTAGCTGGCGGACCTACTGTCACTACTTTCAAGGAAAACCATCCAGTCAATGTCGTAACCGTCGTATCCGCTGTTATGATTCCGTCATTCGAAGGAATTGACTATGTAGGAGTTATTAAGACTAATTAAGGGAGGACATAAACTATGGTAGCACTAAAAGCACTGACAGCAGTTATCCTTTCTGGGAGCGTAGTTCATGCAGGTAGTGTCTTTGAATGTCCGGATAGTTTAGCTCCGTCCTTAATCGAGCGTGGGTTTGCTCAACCACTTAAAGAGGCTGAGGGAGTAGGTCAGTTCGAACCTGCTCTTAACCAGCCTGACATAAACGCTATCGATGCAAATGATGAAGTTGAACGCATGCGCGAAGATTATCAGCGAATGACTGTTCCGGAACTAGTAGAACTAGCAAAAGCTAACGACATCAACACTACACCACTGACTCGCAAGAGTGAATACATTGACGCTCTTGTTAGCTACGAACTAGGAGAATAATTATGGCAAAAGAAGCGGACATTGAATTGGTCAAAATTAATACTGACAATGCTAACGCAGTATCCCCTTTGACTGACGAGCAAATCTCCGCTCTTTTAGATAAGCACGGTTCAGTCGCTTATGTGAGCTATAAGATTTGTCTCTTAAAAACTAGAAATGATACTGTTAAACTAGGCCCAATAAGCCTACAAGGAGATGCGAACTACTGGAAACAGCTTGCTCAGTTCTATTATGACGAGTACAAGCAGGAACAACAGGCGCAGGAAATAGAAAAGAGCTCAGGTTCAACAATTTTTATGAGGAGGGCTGACGGTACGTGACATACGACTTGAATTATGTAAAAGCTCAAGTTAGAAGAGTCATCGATACTGCACCAACGCACGTTCAAATTACACGGGACGGCTTCAAACCAGATGGGTACGGAGGTAGGATAAAGCAACCTAATCAAGTTGTAAGGAGCGACTTGAGGGTTTTGTTTGACAATGCTTCCTCACCCAATTTGACAGTAGGTGTAAGTGATGCCGGACGTGTATTTACGGAAAATTCAATTCGCTTGTTCGTACTGTATGAACAAGATTTAGTTATTAAACGCGACGACATTGTCAAGATTATGGCCTCCGGTCGTCGCTTTAAAGTAACGGAAGTGAATAACATTTTAGAGCAGAATATTTTACTGGAAGTTAAACTGGAGGTGAAAGACTAATGACTGAATTAGTTTACGACACCGGGCGATTTATTAGGGAGTGTACTCAATACCGAGCTCGCTTTCAGGTCGCAATCCTAACTCTAGCGGAAGTCGCTGCTACTAAAATGGAAGCCTATGCTAAAAATAACCGGCCTTGGACAGACAGGACAGGCAATGCACGGCAAAAATTAGCAGGGGAAGCGGCTTGGGTGACAAGAGACAAAATCATGATAATCGTAGCTCACCATATGAGTTACGGTTACTGGCTTGAGCTTGCGCATCAACGAAAATATAAGATACTAGAGGAATCTGTCGAAAAATGTGTTCCTGAACTGTATCGAGCATTACGACGGCTAGTTAGTTAGGAGATTGTATGACGAAAAGAACTACAATGATGGACAGGTTGAAAGAAATCCTTCCTACTTTTCAACTTGCGTCCGCTCCTGCTGCTGCCGGAGCAATGTTTTCCGAAGAGCCTGAAATGCCTGACCGACCGGATGATTATATCGTACTTGCCTATAGTCATCGATTACCGAGTGAGTCGAATAGGCTAGGGAGCTTCGCTTATTGGAAGGGTCAAATTTACG